ATAGTACGCAGTATGGTTCTGGTGAAACTACTAAAACACATATGACTATTGGTACTTCGCAGCATCTTGTTTATATTCCATATAATTCTGAGACAATTATGCTCGATAGTGGTTTTCGGTTCTTGATTGATAAAAACCGAGAAGAGCCGACCGCATATCGTCTTGCGCAGGTGGACTCCGGAGGTTATTCGTGCGGTGCTGATGATGGACTGCTGCAGTGGACGATTATTGAAAGTCAGTACGACAAAGAGACTGACAACAAAGAACTAATGATTGCCGATTATTATGGCAAGTCGATTTATTCTAAGCCAGAAGATCCAGAGGAAGGATATTCTATCACATTAACCACGGATTCGTCCGGTAACAAGGTTACATTTGGTGAAGATATTCGTATCGATCTGCACTGTTTCAAGGATGGTGTTCCCATTGATTCTTTCGAGGTCAATGCCAGTCTGACAGACGGTAATGAATACGGTGAGATTAAAGAAGTTGGAGACGGATACATTATTGTTCGTGCGCTAAATAATCGAGATTATATTGGTCAGGAAATTACTCTTGAAGCGAGCAATGATGAGTATGGTGTTAGTGCGTCGATTATTCTAACGATAGGACGGTGGTATTGATGTATTTATCTGAGATACCGAGATATAGAGATGTCGTTATGGAGAGGATTTGTAAGTGCGACGCAATCATTGATTTGATTCGGCCTGAGGATCAGCCAAATATGAAGGCTTCCGACATGGCTTATAAATACATTTTTCCATATGACTATATTGTGGATAAGACCACAGAGGTAGGCTCATATCTGTGTTTTGATGTTGCTGCTCCGCGTATTATCGACCATGCTTTTTCTGATTTCCGTATTTACTTCTGGATTATTTCTCACGAAAGAGCAATGCGCACACCGAAAGGGCTTGTGACGGATCTTCTGTCTTGCGAAGTAGACAAGCTTATGAATGGCAGTCGAGAATTCGGTCTTGGCAGAGTTGAGCTTATGGGGTGGGATCGTTTTACACCTGCCGATGATTTTCATGGGCGTTCTCTTACTTATCGCACTGTTGACTTCAATCGGGAGTGATACATGGTGGATAAAAGAGACTTGAATTTGCAGCTCTGTTCGGATGATCCGATTTTTGTTGGCGGAGTACCTATCTACCCTATTCCA